CTTCGTTATTGACCGGTTCCTCATTGGTAGGGACATCGAATACAGGTGGCTTTTCTTTGCGTGGCGGCTCCTGCTCGATACTGATATTTTTGATTTCTTCAGCCTTCTTGCGGATAATTTCCAGTGTTTTTAATGCCTCGTCAGGTGACTCTGCAAGTTGGTAAAGAATCTCGAAAATGGTCTTAATTGCTTCAGTATGGCAGGCGGCGGCAGTGCCGGCTATGTTGAGGTATTTGAAATCAGGGATAACTGTTCCGTCCATGAATTTTCTGTCCCCATTCTTGGTAATAGCCTCAGGGCAGCTCTTTTCTACATCCTGCGCAATAAGTCCAACCTCTCTTACTCCGTCCTTTTTGTCGTATGTTGTTCCTCTCCACGACAGAACAACAGGTAAAGGGTCGCTGACAGTCTTGATTTTCGTCTTATGACGTTCATCTGAGCCATTAACCCATGAGCCAGGAGCAGACGCGTTGCCAGAGCGCTGGAATTCGCAGGAGCCGACATTCGACATCGCCATGAAGTATGACTGAATACTCGTATCACCTGAGCGTCGAATACCCGTTTGAACAAGCTCGTTATACCAGCGATAAACTGTCCAGCCCACAGGCGTACCGGTATTCCCGCCAGAACCCACGTTATTTAATTCTACACGGTTACTTTCTCCTGCCCCTACAGCAAGACCGCCAGTAGCAGGCCCAGTGATTGGCCCTGATGTGGTTAATGATCCGCTTATGGTTCCACCAGACTTACCATCCACTGTGTTGAGTCTTGCGTCATTTCCTTGGGCTACCGTCCCGGCAGAGGTTCCGTAACCAACCCCTATATTGTCTCGGGCCGCCGGAATGTTTGGTAGGTCTGCAAGATTGCTTGATTTGGCTAACTTAGTTCCGATATTTGTAGCGTTATTATCAATTTGCGTGTTCATTTCACGCCAGCTTCTTCCTGAATAACTGGCATCTGAGCCATATGGGGTAATTGTCACGTTCCCAGTCTGAGTTAATAGTGTCATCCAGTTAGCAATGTTTTGGAGTATGCGATCCATCGCAGCGGATACCTTTTTAGACAGAGAGCTGTTGCTCATCTGGAAGCTTGTAACAATGGTAAATGACGAACCTGGAGGCACAGTAACCTCCGATGGAACCGCCAGAGTCAGTGTCGTATCACTGTTAACGCCAGCGACTTCCATAAAAGCCCCTCCCGCCATTAACATATCGCCAAGGTTAACCCCTGCGGCAGAGTCTGTAAAATTAGTGCCATTACCTGTTACTGTTGTAGAGCCCTTGGTTAATTGCACCGTTCCTGTTCTGTACCATGCCATATTTATTTTCTCTAAAGTAATAAGATGCATCAATGCATGGCAATTGACATGCGATTTGCATTGCTCTTGGGTAGGTATAAAGTGGAATATCTGATCCAGTAGTTTTAGCTCTTGAGGTGGTAACGCTACTTCCGCTCATCATCATTCCAGACAGCAACATTTTTCTGTAGCTGTACGTTGTACCTGATCGCGTATAATCACCTCGCTGAGTTCCTAATACACAGAGTGGGATCATAGGAAGAGAAACGCTACCGGTTGGATTTATCCATGCCTGCCTGTCGCCTGTTGAATCTGACGTATCGTAATAACCTCCAAAGTCATAATAGGCATCTGACCACATTACAGGAGGATATTTCCTGGAATAGGTAATCTGCCCGCTAGAATTCCTTATTACCAAGCCATAGCCAGACGCGGGTAATGATGGTGAGAAGCCACTACTCACTATCACAATCTGTACGCCGGTTACTGAACCGCCCTGCTCTGAACCGTTTACTGAACCAAAGGCGGTCTATGTCCGTATAGAGTTTGAATCTTTGTCCAGGAATAAAGGTGTTGACGTATTTGACCAGCGGGCGAAAACGATATAATTACTCCCCAGATTTAAAATGCTGCTCGGTATATCCCACTGACCATTAATATCTACAACACCCCTGAAGGTAACAAACCCAGAAAGAGATGCGTCGGCAATCTCCATGAAGTTTGCTCCATTGGTAATTCTTAGCCCGTAACTGGAAGATGGATTTTCAGCATACTGAATTGAGTAAACATCAATATTACCGATATCTAATGCACTGGATTGATTTGCTTTAATGGTCGCTATGTTTACGTTCAGGCTTCCATTAAAGCTCATCGATGAGATGTAGTGCACTGGGGGACCAGACTGATCTCCTACCCCCACTCTGACAACATTCCTTGGCAGGATTAACGCCTTGCTGTTAGCCGGCTGAGATTTGAAACCACCATATGAGGCTGTTTGTGTTTTCACGGCCGCAGTACCAAGATAGGATGCGTATCGGGTAGAACCATCAAGAATTAACTGCTTGCCGCCATCATCGGGAGTTATTCTTAATCCATATGTAGCCATTAGAAAAGTCTCCCCAATTTTTTCCTCTCAACTCCATTGGTATCATAGCAAGCTATTCCTGTTGAATTAATAACTACCCCACCAGAACTCCCATTATCTCCGTACATTTCAAAGCTTCCATCATTTCTCATGATAGTTCCGCTTGTTCCTGCCACATAGTTTGAAGAATACCAGCTACCGATCTTCGCCAGCGTAATAGATGCATAGTCAAAAATACCTTCAGATAAAAACACCTGACCGTTTTTAATGGCGAAGGCGAGTGTTTCACTGTTGTTGTTTGGGTTATAAACAGCAAAAACATCTGACCTTACGGCAAATATACTTTGAACAGTACCGCCATTCGCTTCAAGACCTAACTGGATTCCGGCTACATATCTGTTTCCTGTGGAGGTGTTTAGCTGAAGTTTGACTCCCCATTGCGCAGAAAGTTGATTATTCAATGTAGCCAATGCACTTGATGTAACCTGAACAGTGGCAGATGTTGAGTTTATAGATGACTGAAGTTGCTCAAACCTTTGTGCATAAGCCTGATCGTTTTTGACAATGAGGTTAGTTATTTCCGTATAACTGGCAGTTATTTTCATTCCCATGTAATCAAGAGATTTATACTTTTGCTGTGCATCTCCATCGTTAGCAAGGGCGTTCTCAATAATGGCCTGATAATTGTCTTCTGCTGACTGGTTTAGATTTTGTATAGCCTCGTTTTTTCTCAATTGCTCATCGATGTAATCAATCAAACCTGCTGAAGAGAAGGTGTAAACGAAACTTATATGAATAAATGCGGAACTACCAAATGCATTAATCGTTCTCACATAGTAGTGATAGGTGTGATCAACCTGAAGATTATTATCTGTGGTGTACTGGTTTCCCATGTACAGCCTTGTGGCATTACCCTCCACGGTATCGGTATTGCTGTTCGGTAGTGGCGTTTCACCCGAAGACCAGAAATCAAACTGGGTTGAGACATTCTGTATTTGAGGTATCCGGGGTGTAAGTGTTGCCTGAAAATACCCCATCGCGACATCTACTGTGCTTGGCGCATCTGGCGCAGCAATATTAAAATCAAGCAAAGCCTCTGGTGATGTCGCACCGCTGTAACCAACGGCAACTACATGGGCCGTATAGAGTCCCCTGACAATGCCGGTAAGTCGAGTAAAGGAGCCGGGAACCTGAACACAAAGAACAAGCTGTCCGTCTTTTTTGATTAACACTTGATTGTATGCAAACTGCCCTACGTTCTGCCAAGACAGTATCCACTGAACAACCTGGCCGATCTTTTCCACTGTGTATTTGAGATTCTGTGGTTGAGCAACACCATCAGTAGGAAGTTGTGTGAAAGGTGGCCGCTCGATAGGCTTACCAATAGCATCACCCCATACCTCAGATGTTTCCTGCTTGAGCGTTAGCTGGACGCCGTTCTGAACGCCAAATTTTCAGTCAGTAACGCGCATTTCGACGTTAATAATTTCCAGCGAAGGGAAGTTAACTTTGACATACATCCCGGGGCGATAGAGATATCCGCTCAGGTTCAGCGTTCGTGATATCCTTGTGCGCTTGAGCTTAATATCTGCAAGCCTCTGCGCCTGAAACTCTGATGTGACAAAGCGCAGTTTGAGGTCCTGAGATATTTCCACCCCGTCCTCAGCCACCCAGTCTGATACTGATACGGCCGGAAAATCTACCTCTGCTAAGCGTTGCTGAGGGTCATTAAACGTCCCTTTGACAGTGTTAACTCGCTCAGCCTGTGACACCTCAGGCATGATCTCGATATCACCAGCCAGTTGACTCTCGCTGATTACCTCTGAGGCTGGACCGTAATAAGCACCAACAAGAATGCCGTGCTTTCCGGCGATATAAGTGGCCTCACCTGAACACGCAGACAGCATAGACTCAAGGATACTGGCTTTGTTTTCGCTCATGTCAAATTCGCCATTGATGGTGTATCGTCTTTCTGTCTGCCCGTCTGCGCCGCTGACAATCTCATCAGAGATATTTGCAGCCTCTTTAAACTGATCCCAGTTGATATCGGCGTCAGGAACTTTCAGGTAACTCCTGTAGTAGTCGAGGATGCAAAGTGCGGCATTGTTGCTGTAGTTAGTCGCACCGTTTCGCGGGTCATATACCTTACGGCCGAGTTTCTCTACCGTGATGTTGGGTATACCAGAAGGAAACTTTTCAGAGTCAAACTTGAGCGTAACCCTGAGCCAGCTTATCCCCTTGCCAATCATGTCTGATTTCTATGACGGAGCGTTCTCAAGCATGTACGGATCAGCCGTCTGGCGGTCAATATGCACTTCATAAGAAGCCTTGTCGCCATATGTGGAAATGTCATCATCTCCAAGGTAGACAGCGCCGATGCTAGTTATGGGATGACCGGCCAGCGTTATAGCTAGGTGAAGAAGCTCTCCGTCTGTCTGATCACCATCCTGCTCTTCAGAAAAGAAAAGCGTGCCTGCAGAAAGTGACCTTCCATAAACCACGGTCTTTGCGCTGGCGGCAGCACGCAGAACCTGCTTGCGCTCCTGAGCATCTCTGTAAGCGTCAAGGCTTGGTTTTTTAGCAAGCGCCTGAGAGGCAACCTGCGCAGCAACGGTAATGACCAGGGCGATAGCATAAGCCTCGTTTGCCACGGCGATACCACCGGCAACAGCGGCCACAACTGGAATAGCAGCAGGCATTATCTCACCCTCCATGCACTTAACAGATTGCCACGCAGACAAACCAGCCCTGACTCTCCCGGCACCCAGACAGACCCGCCGTAAAACACCCCGGCACAACGCCTGCCGGCATTCTCTACAACTGCAACGTCTCCGCGCTGGACCATCGTCGGACTTACCTCATCAAGAAACCGGCCAAGCACACGCTCAAGGGATCCGCCGCCGCGCAACAGTGCTTTCTTTGCTCCTGTCTCATCCGTTTCGAACTCAAACAGCTCGCGCAGCTTGTCGGCCGTCTGCGTTATCAGCAGAGACCCAGAACCGGCAGGCACAAATATTTGAATGACAGCAATGCCCGTGCGCTGAACAACGGGACCAGCGCCGATTTCGTTTGCTGCTGCCATGCCGGGGATATTGGTCAGCCGCGCCCAGATTGATTTACCAGAAGGGTCGTAAGTTGGTCCGTTCGGGTAGCTGACATCTTCTGAGGCAATAGCTGTCTGCGCCGTCATCCGTGAGATGATTGCGTTCCTGATTTCAGTGAGCATCATTTGTAGGCCTGAGTTACACCGTGGAATGAGACGCCATAGACCCCGGCTGGAGCCTGCTGTGAATGCCCATTTTCAAGAGCTTCAGCGTGTGGCAGGTTGTTCTGGATATAGATGACTGAGTAAGGCTTTCCGTTAGCGATAACAGCACTTCCGCGCTGTATTGCTGCCGATCCTGACTTATCGACTCCTTCGAGTTCACTGTAATCAGCAGAGCCAAGGCTTACGATGGTATTGTTGCGAAACCTGCCAGTATCTACAGGAGAGCGCTGCACGATTTCCGTAAGTAACGCCATAGAGATGATTCGCAACTTCTTTCCGACCTCTTCCTCTACCAGTCCTGCGAACAGTAAAGGGTCGTTATCCCATCCCTTTGCCATTACTTCCTCCTTAGTTGCATCCGGTAGGTCGCAGCGGCAGGGTCTGATGATAGCGTGACGATGCGATAGGTTTGCTGCATACCGGTAACCAGGTCGGACGCGGTAATGGTGTGGCTCTCACCAGGCTTATCTGTGACCTCATTAGCCAGCGCAGTAAGGCGCAGGTCGCCATGCAGAATGTTTACGCCATCGATACGGCTCAGTTCATACCGTGAAAGCACGCCTCGTCCGGAATAGCTTCGGGTTATCTCGCCGCCTGTCTCCGTTACCGGATCCCACCCAGCCTGCACTTTATAGCTGCCAGTGAAATCATGCACAGCATCAGCCAGGTCGGTGTCAAAAGCCTCTGCAATTTCAGCCTGTAGCTCTTCTCGAATTCCCATTATCGATACACCCTGAAAGCGAGAGGATTGCTGCGCCACGGCTTGAGGAGCGAGAGAGCCAACTGGACATCTTCAGGCAGCGACGAATTGCCAAGCGACTGTGATGATGCGTAGCTCTTCGTTACCCTGATGCCGTCAGCATCAACCGTTTTGCTCGTCAGCGTGCCCGATTCAGTCTGTTGCCTGTACAACACGCCAGCAGCGGATGCTGAAGCGAGAAAGGCTCCGGCCTGCTTAACATCATCAGGAGTGACATCAGGCAGGCCATGCAGGTTCAGTGCCGTCATATATGCGTTAGCCTGCAACACTGCTCTCGCCTTCTTCTCTGGCGTTGTCCATTCGGCACCCAGCAGCTCATCCACGTCAGCGACGGTAATGTACTTTGTCATGTTCACTCCGTGCTAAATGGGGCCGAAGCCCCGATGATTACTTGGTGGCCGTGGTGGACTTGGTGGCCTTCTTAGCTTCCGAATTTTCACCGCCGCCGTTGTTCACCGCGCCCTCGTCTTTGGGCTCATTGCGGGCATGGTCAACGCCGCCAGTTTCGCCAACTGTCTGCGAGCCGACTTTGATCTCTCCTTCAGAGCCAGAGAATCCCCAACGCGCCTTGTCATTCGGATCTACATAGTTGTCTTTTGCTACGGTCATGATGACCTCCTGATTAGGCCCCGGATGACCGGGGCGTTAATGTTTATGCCGCAACAGTTGAGGTCACGAACGCCAGCGGAACCTGCTTACGGTTGAATTTACGCTCCCAGTTGGTTGCCAGGGCGAGGTCGCTCCAGTTGGCGGAGATTGGCCGAGTAGTGCCCTGCGTACCGGTGATGGTTGCGCTCAGGAATGAGTAGCCCAGCGGATGCAGCACGAAGTTGCGGCGAGTCCACAGGGTTTCAGAGCCGCCACCGTTCCCCCGCGCAGGCTCGCGATCGTATTCCATATCGTCTTCGTCCTGCTCTTCGGCATAACCGATAGCGCCCGGGCCAAAGATGACGGACAGATACTTAGCGTCTGCGCCGGTACCGATTACAGGCATGCTGTCATCAAGAACGACAATCATGTTCTGATAGCGGCCGAATTCAGGCACCTGATCCGCAATCGGCGTAAAGTCGATGAGGTTCAGGATTTGCAGTTCGGTATAGACAGCGGTGTGCATTGCAATGGCGCTCAGCGCTTTAGTACCTGACGGCGTGATGATTTGCGGGGTGTAGTCCCCCATCGTCGCTTTAGCGCGGATAATCGCGGCTGCGCTGATTGGACCGCCTGCATCGACAATCATATCGCCGCCATGGTCGGCAACGTTGTCATTGTACAGGCCAACTACGGTGGCAATCGTGCGGCGTTGAGCGACGCGCTGCCAGTAACTGTTCAGGCGGCCTGCAACAAACTCCAACGGGTCCTGATTGGTGATGTTTTTCACAAGGCTCATCGCGTTCCAGCCTTCGTTCAGGTATGCGGCACGAGCCTGCATGCTGGCGGAGGTTACAGACAGAGGAACGGCGATATCGGTGTAGACGTCGTTCGAGTAGTTACTCTCGATAGACGCATCCAGATCAACCCACCACGGAATGGTGAAGGTGTTAGAAGGCGAAGCCAGCAGAGCTGACATATCGCGATTATTGACCAGAATACCTGACTGGAAAAACGCGGTTTTCTCAGCAGTATTTACCTGCATGTAGTCGCGCAGTTCGTCGCGGAAAACTACGTCAGAAAAAATGGTTGGTATTGCTTAAATCCTTATTTGGATGCCTCATGCGCTGCTTTTAGTCGCGCATGTTCGGCGGGGTTGTTTCGGCGAAGCTCTACGCGCTCCATGCCGGATAATTGCTCCCATGTTTTGGTAACCCGGTCACCACTCTTAGGCGCGGCCCCGCCGCCACCTGCCTGACTTCCGCGCACGAGGGATGCGTAACGCGGAGAGTTTCGAACTCTTTCTGCAGGTCAGCCAGAGAGCTGACCGTAAGATTGCCTGACTCGTCAGTAATGCGTACCTGCCCTTCTGCCACTTTCAGGCGGCGGGCGATGAACTCGGTGAGGATTTCGGCGTTAGAGCCATCGGCAATGGCCGTAGCGACGCGAGTAGCGGCAAGGTTAATATCCCGCTGCTCAATAGACCGGCGAAGCTCTGTGAGGCTGCTGCGTTCGCGCTCAAGCTCAGCCTGTGAGCTTTCAAATAGCTGCTGATAGTTCCCTTCTGCACGGGCGCGTTCGTCGGCTTCACGCTGTGCCTGCTCCTCCGCCGCACGGCGACGCTCCTGCTCGGCCTTCTTCTCTGCCAGAAGCTCGTCACGCTGGCGCTTAAGACCGCTGACGTCTTCCTGCGGTATACCATCAACCTGTAGCTGATAAACCTCATCCTGCTGCACATACAGCGCCTTTTTGGCTTCGTCGAGCTGAGCGAATTCCTCAGCGGTAAGCTGATACTTCAGAGTCATACATTCTCCTGAATGGATGTGTGCTGGCCCGGCCAGCTATAGGTTAGATATAAAAGATGTTAACTTTGTGTTTTCAATGGAGGAATCATGTCTACTAAGTCGAAATCGGTGTTTATTACTTCTATATTCCCTGTTCTATGTGCTTTAGCTGGGGCGGCGGTAACGGCGATATTTGGATGGTTAGGAAATTATCAGCAGGCAAACACTTCATATAAAAATGCCTGCATAATTCGCATAGATCACCAAGAGGAAAACCTAAGGGAAAAATATTCAGAGTTTTTGAAAGCTTGGATTCACTTCTCTTACTCTCCAGATATGCGGCATCGCAATAACGAGATTTTAAGGAATCTAGAACAGCCTTTGGCATCAGCCGCTATAGATATGGCAGCCTATGCGCCGGATGAACTCTCAAATTTATCTATGGACATTGGAGCGGCTTTAAACTCATCCATTAACAGTAATGACGATGTAGAAATACAAGAACAATCTCTTAAAAATGCCATATCACTTACCGGAAAAGCTAACAGCGCCTTCAGAAATGCACTTAAAGAATTGGATATTAAAAGAAGCCACTGTGGTTAACCGACCTGCTCTTCATGCGAAACACCCAATGAGGTAAGGCGACGGATGATTTGCTTCTGCGTCTCACCGAGATATGAGCCGATAGCGATTTCGCTGAGGATGTCCGCCGTCTTCTTGCTGCCGAACTGTGCCAGCACGCCGGTTATGTCGATAACCTGCCTTCCTCGCCCTACAGCAAGCACTAAAGGGTCAGCCAGTACAGCGGCGGCGATCATCTCTGCCGATGGCTCAGCGAGGCGTACAGACGCTTTAACGATTTGACCGAGTAATTTGCTGTTGAATGTGAACTCGTATTGCGCGAATTCTCCCAGGTCGAGCTTCTGCTGCTGTGAAAGTTCTCCGTTTATAGCGTTCAGGTCACTCCTGAGCGCTTCTATTTGCCGGTTGTATCGAGCAGTCGCATACTGGCTAAGCCCTTCGTTAACGGCCTCTTTAGCGCGCCTGATGGCCTTGCGGACGAACTTAGCCGCCTTGCCAGCCAGACCTGAACCAAATCGCTGTACATAAACCTGATGGCGCGTGGCGGCGTCTGTAGTGTAACCGTCTGCGCTCATGGTTATTACTCAGTGACTGGAACGGTCTCAGTAGTAACGGCATCGCCTTCAATTGCAGGCTCTTCAGCACGTTCTGCGTCAATGTCATCATCGTTGCGGTCAGCATCAATAATTGCCGCCTGGCGAAGGTTGGTGCGAAGGTCTGATTTAGCAATGAAGCCCTGCTGCCAGAGCTGGATTTGCGCGAGAATCATCTGCGCATCCATCGTCTCGTCAAAGAACTCCTGATTCAGCCAGAACACGGTATTGGTCATGTCAGCTTTGCCGCTCATGTAGAGCTGTGCGTCCAGGATGGCGCGCTTAAGCGCCTCACTAACATTACCGGCAATAGTACCCAGTACGCTGTTATCGCTGCTGTAGCGAATGCGTGCTACCTCTGCTGTCTCGTTCTGCCCTGACTGCTGCACAATTCTCGCACCAATCATCAGCATCTGATTCTCTTTTTCCTGCATCAGTTTCAGGGCGAGCTGGCTTTCGTTGGCCTGTAGCATTGATGCCTGACCAGTTCGGCCGAGTGAATAGCCGCGGGTAGAGCCAATCTGGATACCGCCAGGATTCCATGCTTCAAACTCAGCCTGCTCGATGTCGGTCGTGAAAAATAGCGTAGGCTGGCTACTGATAAATCCTGACTCTTCCACCGTGGCGCTGTTGCCATAGTGAAGCACGTTCACCTCAGCCAAATCTTCAAGCGGTGCCTTGTCAATGCGAGCGTCGTTGCTCTCAGCGCCAAAGAAGTAGAACGGGATGTGATCGAACCGGTTACCATTGAAGTCAGTCGGGTATACGTCAAGCTGTGGAGATTCATACTGATCATCCTCATGCCACATGCGGTGACGGTACATGCCGCCTTCCAGAGTCAAAGCCCGGAACTGATTTTTGACGTCAAAGGTAAATTCGTCGTTTTCCGCCTTGTTATAACACTCAGCGAAAACAACCAGTGTCAGCTTGCGCACGCCATCAATCACATCTTCACGCCAGTTGATGATGCTCAGGGCTTCATAGAGGTGAATGTGAGCAAAGGGCCCTGCTGTCTGCGCGCGGGTCGGGCGGGTGCCTTCTGGTGCATCACTGGTCGGATAGTCCACGAAGAATCCACCGCGACCGGTATCGAGGTCTTCACCTACCGCCTCTTTTGAAAGCTGCTCAAGGCTGGTTCCGTCGCCGCTGGCGTTTTCGATGAGATATTTCACCGAATCCGGTAAATCAACCTCAGCGGTTTTACGGAACACTGCGCCAACCAGCCCCTGACGCGTGCGTCCGGTGATGTTAAGGAACATGGCGCGCTTAAGCAGTGCTTCGTAGCGTGCATTATTCTCCTCGCTGTCGTTAGTTGGATCAGGCATAGGAAGGTAAAGAATGCCCTTATCCTTCACAACCCTGCTTCCGGCCACACAGTCTTTGACAAGCTGCCATGACTTTGCGGCATCGCTGTATTCTGCTCTTGCGTGTGAAAAGTTAGCCATAGTCGCTTATCGTCTGAAGGTAACAGGAGCCGCTTTAAGGACGCTGCGTTTCTTCTGCGTCACGGCGAAATAACGGAAGCTGTCAGCTCCGTGTGATGTGTGGTCATGTAGAGGCTTGTCTTTCCAGCAGCCGCGTTTGTCGTCCCACTCTTTGCGGTAGCCTTAAAGCGCGATAATGCCGTCAGCACACTTATGCTCATCAAAGGCGCACTTAGGCAGGATTTCACGCACCTGCTCTATACCGTCATCAACGCCGATCTTTGGCACCACCTGAAAGGTGATCGTGTATCTCACCCCATCAATCTCATAGCCCTCGCGGGCCAACTCACGGCGTGATTTCGCATCGGAGCCAAACTCACGGTTGTCGATGTCGTGTGGTCCCCAGTGAGCGGCGTACTCATACCCTTTATCCTTCAGCACCTTCATGTAGTGCCGTAGGCCTTCGCCTGAGTTTTCGTAGTAGTCGATGACGTGATATTCCTCGCCAACGATGCGCACGAACCAGATGGCCGTGGAGTCGCCTACGCCGATATCCCAGAACGTGTGAACCGGAAGATGAGGGTTATCAGGTAGCGCACCAATACGCTTTTGCTCGTATAGCTTGCGGAACTGCTTGGCGTAATAAGCGCCCTCAACCGACTACTGAAATGCCTCTGCCGGTATGGAGGGATACTCGCGCTTCATGTCATCGCCGAGTGTCTTCTCTTTGGCGTAATACCAGGCTCTCTGACGCTCGTTAGTCACCACCGCATGCTTTGCCTCAATATCAGCAAAATAATCGCTCAGGCGCTGCGGTATTGGCTCTATCGGGTCGATCGCGTATAGGGGATTCTTCCACCATGAGAAGAAAAAGAATTTCCAGTCTAACTGTGAGAGTTGCTTGCCCTGAATGAGCGCCTTTTCTGCCGACTGGCAGTAATCGAAGAAGTAACCAGCCCGACCTTCTGCAGTGCTTTCAATCGTAGTGAAACAGTCGCCTGATACTGCTTCAAAAGCACCGATAACAATCTCGCGGGCCTTATCAGGGAATTTAGCGCATATCTTGCCGAACTCGGAAACATGCAGATAACGAAGCGTACCGCCACGGAAAGACGTGCTGATATAGAGTGAACCGCCTTTGCTGAATACCAGCTCGCCCGCTGCATCGTTGCTCGCAGGGTTAGCGGCCTTAATCTCATCAGGGAGGGGGTCATAGGCATATTTAATCTTCTCGCGGAAAAGTCGCTTGGCGTCGTTCAGGGTGTGCGCTATCAGGACGCACTTGGCTGCTTCAAACAAAGCGGCGTCGAGCTGGATGATGCAAACCTCGGTCGTGAAACCTAGCTGGCGCGCCTTCAGGATGATGTTGCGGGTATGCATGCCTTCGAAATATTCGAGCTGCTCCGGTGTCATTTTAAAGCGTACTGGCTTGCCTTCTTTGTCAGTAATCCAGTAGAGGTGATTCAGGCGACAGAGTTTGTCTCGCAGAAGCTTAAGGTGTTCTGGCTTCATGCTCACCCCTTAGCGAGATTGTCCATCAGGTCGGAAAGCGTGCCTACCACATCATGTTCTGTTTTAACTTGCTCGCGGAATGCCTGTACCGTGACATGCTTACCAAGTAATTCAAGATTCTTAACCTTATCCGGCCATTTTATTTTTTTCAGTAGGCCGGCAGCATCACCAGCAATTTCGGTGACATCAATTCCTGACAGGCTAGTCCGCCAGACTTTGGGCCAGTCCATTACCGGCTTTAGCTCTCCATTAGCAAGTAGGATGTCCATAACATCCATTTCATCTATCTCAACTAAGCGACGTAACACATAAGCAGCATCAATATTAACTTGCTCGTTGCGTTGTGATTTCAGATCGGCGATTCTGCTCTGGATGTTAGGTTTTGTGAGGTTTTCATGCCCTGATGCTCGGGCGGTTTTTTCGCTATACCCCGCCCGAATCGCCGCTTGTGTGGCGTTCAAATCGATGAGGTACTCGCGACAGAACATTTCTTGTTTGTCGGTGAGTGCCATTTATAGACCCAAAGGAGAAGTTGAGTTATGGAGTTCTGGGAAAACTATCTTATCGCGCACGTAGATTGTTCTGCTGAAACGGTGATTTTTGATGCCATCAAAGAATGCCAAATAAGTGGCCTTCTTAATGGCTGGGTTCTTGAAAATGAGCCCTATCAGCACATTAATTGGTGGCTATGCAAAGGAGAAGTTAAAGTCGGATTACAGCAAACTAGGGCAAATATTGCTATGACAAGCGTGGTTCTACCTTACACCTCTGAAGAAACGCTTGAACAAGCTAACGATGTTACCCGCGAGCTATTTATGCTTTTTAACAACACAAATCATATTTTAAACAGCACACTTTGAGATAACCTCATCATCGGGCGCACTCTCAAATGCGCCCGATGATGAAAGTCATTGCACTAATTAAACTGACTGCTTACTATTTTTTACTGTTCAAAAAATTGGTTCCCTAACTCCTTTCTGGCGCGCACTCAATCGGCGTTCAGCAATACTTACCACCTGATCATGATCAAACTTTTCATGCAAATAAAGTACGTTTTCAAACTCATAGCCTACAGGCTCAAAATAGCAGTCAACATCTTGCATTTGTACTTGTTTACATAGCCAATCACCATATGTAGTACTGCCATCGAACCAAAAAATCCCATGAGTTAACAACGCATCTATAGCTTGCTGCACCATACCAAAATCCCTCCAAACTCTTTCTATTTTAAAAATTATTAAACTACCTCATATGGTTTTATTAGTGAAATAATAATTAGCTTAAAAAAAATTTGTCACATACTGTCGTAACCCCGCTATATGCTTTCCGGCGACTTCAATTCGATTTTTAAAGTTGAATTTGAATTATTACCATCAAGAGGCGTCAGTAAGCACGCAGGCTCATGATGATTACCTTCTGAGGCTGCTTTTCACTTCGGTGATTATTTGCTGCTGTAGCCTGCATAACTCATTACGGTGTCTGCTCTCCTGACGAGACCAGAACCATATTCCGATCCAGGTCATAATGAGCGCGCCGATACAGACACCTGAAAGGATGTTGTAGATCGAGTACCCACTCATTTCTCTTCCTGCTGGCAGTTAGCTTTCCATGTCTTGTTGTGGGTCAGGATGGCACGCTTAGTGCACTCATCCATCGTCATGATATCGGCCTCTGTCACCTTGATTGGCTTCACCCAATTACATCCAGTATCCACTACCTCAACCCTTGTTGAGCCAGTCTTTGCGCAGCTCGTCATCAACAGCGCTGCCAGTGTAAATAGACCTGTTTTAGTTCCATGCATTTTTTGAGATCCCGGCCAAATAATGGTGTTGTCGATACTCCTCCGGCGTCTTATTGTTCAGTGATTCATGCGGGCGTTCACAGTTATATTCTGACAACCATTTTTCCGTGATTTCCCGCACTTCATTCAGCGTTCTGAACAGATAAAAATCGAGTATTTCCGTACGGTATGTCCGGTTAAAGCGCTCAATGAAAGCGTTCTGCGTCGGCTTACCCGGCTGAATAAACTCCAGTTTTACTGCATTTTTCTCTGCCCATTCAGCCAGTGCCAGTGAGATAAATTCCGGACCATTATCCATGCGTAGCATGACCGGATAGCCACGATTTGCCGCGATCCTCTCGAGTACACGGACCATTCGCAGAGCTGGCAGATTCAGATCGATTTCAATCGACAACGCCTCACGGTTAAAGTCATCAACGACATTGAACGTGCGAAAACGATGGTCACAGACCAGGGCATCATGCATAAAATCGACAGACCAGCTCTGGTTCAGCGCTTCCGGCGTGGCCAGTGGCGAGGGATTACACACCGGCAGCCGTTGTTTGCCCTTACGGCGAAAATTCAGCTTCAGCAGACAGTAAATACGGTGGATCCTTTTGTGATTCCACGGGTATCCCTGCCGCCGCAGAACCTGGAAGAGTTTAGGAGAACCGTATCGTGGGTATCGCTCTGCCACTGCCTGCAACGCGACAATAACGGGTTCGTCACGCGTGGTATCCGGGCGGTAATGGTAAACCGTTCTGCTCAGGTTCAGACTCCGGCAGGCCTGACGGATACTAAGTCCAAATGTCATTATCAGATGAGTGACCAGCTCACGCTTAAAGGCTGGTTTTAAAGTTTTTTTTCGATAACGTCTTTCAGTGCCCGGTTCTCCAGGCTCAGGTCGGCAAACATCTGTTTGAGACGTCGGTTCTCGTCCTCAAGATTCTTGATTTTTTAATATCAGAAGCTTCCATACCGCTGTATCTGGACTTCCAGTTGTATTAGGTGGCTTCAGAGATACCGGCCTCCCGGCAGACATCTTTAACGGTTCGTCCGGCTTCAACCGACTTAATCACAGCGATGATCTGATGCTCAGTAAAACGGGCTTTACGCATAGCGATCTCCTTCGTTGGCAGATTGATTATGCCGGATGATCTCTAAACATGAATGGCACGATTATGCGGGATACTTACATATCAACTTTGGATCCGATGAAGGCTAAAGTTGATAGCACAAGAATTACCTTGGGTCGCACGGAATCGAAACATACCGGGACTGGGCGCTTACAACTCGAGGCGGCCGGCAGTTCGATATGCTGGGGGTTTTGGATGACAAGAACGTCTGCAGCAGCACTTATCTTGGGGTTTGCGATTAATATTAGGAAAAATAATATAGCGCAAAAAAGATAAGCTCATGAGTCTAAGAAAATTTAAAAAAGAAGCGTTATATTAAATAAACCCTGTACCTCAGACACATAAAAAACGCTATGTTATCTAATGTATCCTGTAAGTTTATGATTCGCTTTTATAAGACATTGCTGAGCATGACAACCCAGATGGAGCTAAATAGATTAATAAACTTTATAAAGACCCCACCCTCAAAATTTTGCATTAAGGCATGCAGAACGTTAGTAAATCACTGTAGCCAGCTGGCTACAGTGATTTTAAGATTTATTTTGAGAAAACTAATATTTGCCATTTAACTGAGGCTCTATTAAGACTATCACCCTTGATAGGGTTTATATACTTAACAACAAAACCGCTCTTGACGGCTTTGTCAACGGCCTCATCAAGGCTAATTTCAAAAATATTCCTGTCTGGATCAGCAGCACCCAGCCGTAGTGTCAAAATAAAAACTCCCTGACTTGAAAGGAGTTTGTTGACGGTATGCAAAGCTGTTAACCTATCGTTATTATTAAGGTGCATCCAAACTGCACTCATCAATATTAAGTCAAAACTTTCTTTATTAGAGGTTAATGTGGTTAATATAGGCAAGCTATCTTTTATCCAGCTTATTGGCAGACCTTCATGATACTTTATAGCTAAGCTTCTCATACCATCGCTAGGCTCGACGGCAGTAACCTCATATCCTAATTTAGTTAGAGCAGCAGCGTCACGCCCTGAACCAGCACCAATGTCGAGACATTTTGAACCTTGAATAGGAAGAAAAGCCATTACATCCGAAAATATATTTTCGAAACTTAAATTTATATAGTTATTAAAATAGAATTCAGCATTAGTATCATAGGTTTCCCAGCTATACATTTTCTTCACC